TTCCTTTTCTAGTACTTCTTTTCTGGTAAAATCTACCAGCATTCCTATTAAAATTACTTGTAACTGTTTATCCATTTTTATCATCTCCTATTTTATTCTTTTTCTTAAAATCAATTCTAAGCCACCTAGCAAGCTCTATAATCAATTTTAACTCACTAGGCAACCTTTCTATCAAAAATCTTTTTTGACATTCTCATACGGCTTGTAATAAAGTCATTTTTTAATTGTTTTTCCAATAATTCTTTACTGCCGCTACATAATATTTTGCAAGCTCTTTTTTTGTTGCTTCCAATTTTTCCATGTCTTCTGAATTTGTTATAAATCCGCTTTCAACTATGACACAAGGCGTTGAAGTTTTTCTCAAAAGAGTTGCCCCTCTGTCTTCATAATTACGAGGCAAGATTTTTCTATCTTTCAAATGTGTTGCTTTAATATTAGCTTCCTGTAAAAATTCCGCAAGTTCCTTACTTCTTTTTGAGTTGTGCCAATATAACATTTCAGCACCTGAAGCTATTTTATCAGCTGCATTTAAATGAAATGATAGTGTCACATCTCCTTTATTTGCAAGTCCATTTATCTTTTGTGGCAAAGTAGAATAGTATTCTTGATAAACTACAACATACTCTACACCTTGATTTTCACATTCTTTTTTTACATAGTTTTCCACAAAATCCTTATTCCAAGCGTGTTCCTCAAAACCATTTCCACACGCTCCTGGATCTCTTTTCACTCCACCATGTCCTACATTCAATATTACTTTCATTTATATCATCTCCTTTAAATATTTTTCTTTTCTATCAACACGATTCAACCATCCGCTTAAAAAATCTTGTTGTGTTTTATCCTTACTTACTAAATATTTATAAAAATTTCTTTGCATTTCATGATATTCTTTCAAAAAAGTTTCAGGATTTATTTTATTAATAGCTTCAACTGTCTTGGGTCCAATTATTCCATCTACAGTTAAATTTGAACCAAATTTATTTGCTACAATCTGGGCTTTCTTCTTTCCTGTTTTTCCACTATTTACAATCCAGTCAAAAATTGAAAGAGCTATTTTATCACTTACTATTTTGTCAAGATGATTCCCCTTGTAGTATATTTTTTCATAAATTTTTTCGGCATCTGATTTTTTAAATTTTCTCATATCTCCTGTATACCCTAGATACGTTTTAGCATCTTCGTGTGTTATTCCAAAATTTGTTGCTCCACCTTTATCATTTTTATCATTAGTATAACCGCCTTCAACTTTAAAGATATAATCTAAAAATTTGTTAAATCTGTCGTTCATCTATGCCACTTCCTTTTCTTTTATTAATTCCATATTTTTTAAATACTTAAACAATTTGGACGGATTAAATTGATAGCCAACCCTGTCTTTTAATGATTTTAGTTTATAAGTCAACGTAAATTGTAAAGCATAATCTATTGCATTTAAACAAAACTCACTGCAAAAATATCTATCGTCATCTTGTACCTTATTAGCATAAAAAAACTGTCCTAAAATTCCTAGATAGTCGTATCCTTTGCCTTGTGCTATTTTAAAAAATTCAATAATATCTTTCGCATCAATATTAATATCTAACTCATAAATATCCATATTTTTCAAATATTTAAATTTTTGTGTTCTTACTCCTCCAGGATTAGATAAAAATACTTGATTATTGTAAATAAATTCGGCGTGTGAATATCTTCCTAGTGTCCAAAATGCTATTAAATGTCCTACAAGATGTTTAGGTTTGTGAAAACATATATATAGTTTGTCTTTTTCTAATTCCATAATTTCTCCCTCTACATATTTTTATATGCTTTTTCATATTCTTCTTTTGCATTATATTTTTTTAATTCCTCGTCAGTTAGATTTTCCAAATTATGTGTCAGCAATGTTTCTGAAGCCATTGATTTAGTAGTCTGTTCTTGCATTATGTTTGCCATTTTCATCATATCTTGTATAGTTAAATTTACGTATTTCTCACTATTTTCTTTTGTATAAAATTTCCAATTTTCAAAAGTCGTTTTTTTCAACGCTTGGCACATTACGACAATTCTTGTTAAATTTGATTGATCTATACTCCTGTTATTTTGCAAATATGTCACACCATCAATTTCAAATTCAAACGGTGCAATATCACGCTCAACTCTTAAATCGTATAATTCTTTTTTTATTTCTTCTATTCGTTTATCTCGATTAAATACAATTTCACCATTTTTTATAGTTTCATAATTCTGTAATTCTACAACTTTTCCATTGATGAAATATAAATTTGGATTTACTTTTACTTCCTGATATTCTATTTCTTCCACTACATCTCCAACCATTGTTGGTGCTAATACTGAAACATCTTTACTTGTGCTCAATACCAAAAGACTATCTTTGTTATACATCACTTTTAAAGTTTCTGAATCGAATTCTTTTTGTTCTTTATACCAGTCATTATCCTTTTCATCATATATTCCAATATATTTGAAATCCTTGTCTTCTATTATTTTTATTTTATCTACTATAAACTTTTTCATTTTTACCTCATTTCTAATTTTTATTTACGCAAAATAAGCATTTAACCATTGCCCATTTCTATGAAATTGCAATATTCTCATTTGTATAAAATCTCTATCATCTATATCATTATCATCGTTCCAGATTCCAGTAACTACATACCCATTTCGCTCAGTCGGTATTTGTTTGAAAGGTAACGTTATATACCCAGCTAATCTTATTTCGTAAATTCTATTGACTTGAGCGTCATTTGCTTTATCCCAAGCACTATTAGCTCTCCCCCATAAATTACCTCTATCTGCATCCATTGAATTCATCCTGTTATCCCTAACTGCCATATCGTGATTATCCATTATTTCGCACCAATTTCCACCATTCCTGTTAGGCACTTTGTAATATGCACGACCACCATTTAGGTGATAAGTTCCCATATAATTTCCAGCTTCATCATACATATGATGATGCCTTGCACTCCATAAATCAACTCCATTGCTTCTTACAAACTCTGTTGTATTATCTTTCGCTTTATATCCTTTCGAGAACGGTACATACGGACTAAGATCAGGCTTAGGTGATACTTGTTTAATTGTTTGATAATCAATTAACCCAAAGGTATTTTCCGTTGCCGGTTTCAACAATTTACTTAAATATTTTACTAATGATTTTGCTGTCAGTATTTCATCGTTATTAAGAGTTTTTATAAAATCTGAAATCTGTGATTGTAAATTCTTTGCAACCATATTTTGCAATTCATTTGACTGATTTTCAACAGTATCTAGTGAATGTATTCGAGCTATTCCTTCTTTCGTTTCCGTTGCTACATCTGTATATTTCACCCTCTTAATTAATTCGTCATCTATTATTTTATTGTCTTCAACAAAATCAATTCTTTTAGGATATTCACTCCCTATCCATTGATTAAGTCCTAAACTTGTTTTTTTCTGTGCTGGCATTTTTTACCTCCTACTCCTTATATTTTTCTCTATCATCCCAATTTAAATTTAAACTATCCCAAGCGTCCCATGTCTTGTTATATCTGTCAAATTCATCCCAAGTCATGTAGCTGTAAACTATTTTATATCCTAAATGGGCTGGCTTATTTAACTCTATAAAATTAATAAAATTATTTAAATTGGGTGGTATTCCATAAATACTTGTAAATCTTATAATAAAATAGTATTCGTTAAATACTTCTGTTACTTCAATTTCCCCATTTGTAAATATTCTAGCCTGTTCTTTTAAATTATCGAGAGAAAATATTCTTTTAGATAACAGACGGAACAGAATTCTCTCTCTTCTGTCCTGTAAACTCAACCTTGAATCTGCTTCCAGATTCATAAACTTTTCATATTTCAAAATCTGATCTTCGTTAAAAAAGTTTAAAAAAATAAACTCCTTGTATTTCTCAATATCATTTTTTATTTTTTGAGCCTCTATTATTAAACTTTTTATTAAATCAACTTGTAAGCTATTTCTTGCAACTTTGGAAATTACTTTTATTTTACTGTTCATTGATAACAACCCCAGTCACTATTAATATTTCATTGCTTTCTACAGTTATGTTTCTGCTATCATTATTTATCATGACTTTGCAGTCTTCAATTCCATTAATAGATAAAACTATTTTTTCAATTCTGTTAATTGATAAAATTTCCTTACTGTTTAAAGTGTATAGCGCCGAATTATCTTTTATCATCTGCTTTATTTTTGAACTAATTAGATCCGATACGGTATTTAACTTTATTCCTGGACTTAAAATAACGCTTACAGATATAGCAATATTCTTACCGTCAAAACTTGTTACTGTAACATTGGCTCCAATTGGTCTACCGTCAATCTGCTCTATCCTTCTTTTTACCTTCTGTATCAGCTCATTATCAGCTAAGGCATTATTGTAATTCGAGATTCTAACTCTTACTGTTCCGTTTCCATTCCATAGCGGTTCAACTAACACTTTTCCTACTCCGTCTATTTCTTTTGCCCATTTCTCATAATCATATATATTACCACTATGTGCTGGTTTTAATATTCTTTCCTTCGCTCTAGATATTAAACTGTCATTAGGTTCCTTTTCATAACCGTTTGTAAAAGCTTTTTCATTAGTCACTGTAAAAATGTCAGCGTTAGCTATTTCAAAATTTACTATCTCACCTATAGCACAGTTCCCAATCTCTCCTGTTTGCAAGCACTCCACTTCCGCAACTGCTTTTCCGTTAAAAGCTATAGTCGTATCATAAAGCAGCTTGTATTTTGTGCTGTCCGTTTTCAATACTATTGATCCTGCAGATATTGTAGTATCAGCTTTCCCAGTTATTAATATTTCTCCTTTTGCTTTGGTTCCCTGCTTTCTCGTCACTCCGAAAAGCATCGCATGATAATCTATAAATTCATCTTCTGTTGCAGTATCAATAAAAGTTTGCTTAACCCAAAATTCTATCAATTTATATATTGCTTCAGCTTCTATTCCGTAAGCACTTGCAAGGTCAAAATTAAATGTTCCTTCTATTTTAGAAAAATTATTTTCCAAATTAGATAAAAACTTATTCCTTGCTTCTATTTTATTCACTGTATAACACCTCACTTTCTCCATAAACGGTAGAAACATTAAAAGAGACTTTTAAATTATTATCATCGTTGTTGTAGTTTAATTCAAAATTATAGCAGTCCAAAATATACGGATTAACTAATAAACAATCTTTAATTTCCGAAATAATTAAAGCATTTTTTATACTTTCCTGATAAACTGTACCAATATGTACATCTAAATCATTTCCATAACTATCCGAATGTATTTCGTAAAAATTTCTTTTAGTTTTAAGTGCCTTAAATATCCATACCTTGAGTGCTTCATTTCCGCTTAATTCAACAAGGTTATTTCCATTTCTCAAAGGTTCCAGCGTATCAAAATTAATTGCATATTCTTTAAACAGAGGTAATTCCTTTTTTTCTTTTTTTTCGTTCTGTTTCAAGAACAATTCTTCAAAATCCATATTTACACTCCTTCTATTGCACCACTTGGCATTTTCACTATTTTACTAACTACCACATAATTTATCCCAAGCACTAAAACTAGCACTTCATCTCCAACTTTTAAAGTGTCCTCAAACCATATATCCTTACTACTTTTATAAGTTCCAGAACCTTTTATTGTCGAATGGTCATGGGTGTGTGAAGCAGGTCCATTTCCTATCGCTGTTTGAGTTGTAGCATTAATAGTTATTTCATCAATAACACCGTCTATTTTATAAGTTCTGTGATAATGTGGTAATAAGAAATTAGAGCAGTAAATCTGCTCTGAAGGTATTTCCACATTATCAAATTTTATTTTTAATTCAGGCGGTGGACTAGTGACACTAGCTCTTATAAAATTGTTGGATTGCTGTTGCACTCCGTTATCAATCATATTGTTAAGTATTTCAAACATGCTCATTATTTAGCACCTACCTTTTTCTTATTTTTCTCATTTGTCTTGCTTTTCTCACCTTTCTTGTTTTTCTTGCTCTTTTTACTTTGTGATTTTTTCAATTTTGGTTTTTCTTCAAATTCGGATTTATCCATCACATTTTCAAAAGTTAATTCTATATCACAATAATACATATCATTTTCCCAAGTATGCGTATCATTTTTCACTAAAAAACTACCAACAAGGTTTGTATGCGGCTCGTGTATTCCTATTGAATAACCGCTTTGTATCAAAACATTACCAAGACAAGTGATATTTCCTGTTTTTTCAACACTTTTCAACATCTCTTTAGCATTGCTGATATTATCTCTATCCTTGTCATACTGCATTACTTTTTGAAATAATCCGTATTTTTCCTTGTCTTCTTTATTTTCTACTTTATCTACTATTTGTTGTTTTTCTTTTTCAGTTTTATAGATAACAATTTGATTCACCATTTGTTCAATATCTTCACCATATTTAGAACTTTTTATATCTTGCTCAGAATTTAGCATAACATCTGCCAAACTTCCTTGTTCCACAACTTCTATTTTTCCATCATTACTAACAATAGAATATATTTTTTTATCTTTTCTATGCTGAATCGTATAAGCGTTCAAAATTATTTGATACCCACTCTTATTAACTGCTGGATAAGTGCAATCCACTTTGTCTTCAGGTATATTTCCAACTTCCAATTTTAATTCTCCACAAATTTCTTTCAATATTTGTGACGGTTTTTTCTTATTAAAGTTTTTCACAAAATAGTTTTTATTAAGATATATGGAGTTATCAAAACAATTAAAAGTCCTAATTTTACTATCTCCAACAACTTCAACAGAAAAAACTTTACCAATAAATAATTTATCAGCATCAACATAGAATTCCACTTTATCTCCTAAATTAGCAATTTGATTATCATCTAAATATTTTACTTCTAATGTTCGTGATGTTCCATTTATTCCACCCTTCCAAATAATTCGTTCAAATTTTTTTATATGCTCTTTATCATTAATCACAATCTTTAACATTTCCAAACTTCCTTTTTAAACTTTAATCAAGCCATCAATTTTTTCTTTTATTTTATTTTTTAATCCGCTCTTTAAATTTTCAAATCTCTCTTCCAGTTGATACTCTTTAATTGGCGAAGTCTTCCCAGTATATCGCTCATAAAGTTCATTAACATCATCAATCAATCTTGTCTGTTTCCGAGCTTCTATCAAATCAATTGTAATATCAATATCTCCTGTTCTCTCTATTATTTCATATTCCAACTGTTCAATATAACATTTAAAATAAATACTATAATTAGCACTTACCAAAGTTAAAACTTCTTTATTATCTTTATATTTCTCCAATTTTTTTATACCACTCATTGGCGAATGTGAATTTAGTAAAAAATTAAAAAATTTAGATTTTTTAGCAGGTAAAAATGTAGAAAAATTGACTTTTTTTATGTTTTTTTCTCCTATTAATGCTACTTCTCCAACATCTAATATCTTTACAACTTCACTGTTTTGACTGCTCGTAATTTTGAAATCCGACGGTGGAATCACAAAAATAAACGGTTCTGTATCGTGCAATAACATAAATATTGATCTCATATTGAAACTCCTTTCTTAATTATTGCGATGCTTGAATTTGAGCTTGCAAATTTGACATCATAGTGTTATATGTATTTTGACTAACATTCTGTGCTATTTGTCTAGCTATACTCTCAATTTTTGCTGTGTCATTTATTGTTATATTTGACAATTGTGCAGCTATTTGTGCATTAGCCTGATGATTTATAACTTGTTCTATTGATACTGGTTGTGGTATTGGCGGTTGCATTGTGCTCAAACTAGTATTCAAAAGACTTGGCAAACTATTTAATGGACTTAATCCAGAGTTGATAGCATTAGTTATAGTGCTTGGATCAAACGATTGTAGAGGATTAGTATTTTGTTGTTTAGATAAAAGTTGTGAAATTGCACTTGTTAATTGTGCTGTCTTATCTTGCTGTGTAAATGCTAGATTTTGTGGTGCTACTCCTGCTTTAACAGCATTCATACCCAGTATAACTTTCTGTAAAGCTTCGTATGCTCTTCTGTCATATTCTTTTTGCCTTGCAATTCTTGCTGATTCTTCTTTTTGTGCTTCTGCCATTGAAGGCACTTTAACACCAGAATACCCCATATAATGAAATTGTCCATCGCCAGAATTATAACCAGATTGACTTGCTCCAGGAGTAAAAGCTCTACCTATAGCTTCTTGTTTTTCTTTTTCTTTTTTTGGGTCTTTAGGTTCTAGTAGTTTTTTTATTATGTCTGGTGAATAATATCCAATAGCTCCACCGATTGCAGCACCTACTGCCGTTCCTACTCCAGGTGCAATTGCTGATCCTAATTGAGCTCCCCAAACTGCACCTTTAGCTCCTATAATTCCTCGCATTCCTATTTCTGCGACTTTTGTTAATTGTTCTGCTTGCCCTTTTAACTTATCAGGCTCTAATGCTCCACTTTTTTGCCATTCTTCAACTTTTTTCATAAAGTCTTCCATCCACCTAGTCGCTATTGGGGCGAATGCTTCTCCTAACGATATTTTCAAATCATCTATTGCTGATTTAAATTGTGCTATTTTATTAGCTGTTGTATTACTCATATCATTAGCAAATTTATCTGTTGCACCGCTAGAATTTCTTACAGCATTGGCAACTTTGTTATAGTTTTCTTCTGTTGTCCCCATAATGGATGCTAGTATTTTCATACCTTCTCCACCAGCAATTATTGTCAAATATCTATTTCTTTCTTCCTCAGTAAGACCAGCAGTAGCAATTTTTAAATCATCAGATAATGCTTTTAATCCTCTAAAATGTCCTTGCTGATCATAAAGTTGAATATTTAAGTCTTTTAAAGCATTTCCCACTTGTTTCGATGGATTAGCTAATCTTCTATAAATCCCTGCTAAATTACGCCCAGCTTGACCCGACTTAATTCCATTATCTGCAAGCACTCCTAATAGGATATTTACATCTTCAAAGCTCTCAAAATTTCTTGAAGTTGCTGCAACATATTTATAAGCCTCTCCTAACATTTGTACATTGGTATTTGCATTATTACTTGTTGCAACCATTACATCCATAAGTCTATCAGAATCTTTTAACGACATACCAAAAGCTGTCAAGTTATCTGTGACTATATCGGAAGTTTGAGCGAAATCACTTCCAGCCGCAATTGACATTTTCAAAAGTTTTGGTGTCATTTCTAGCACTTCATTTGTTTTCATACCAGCCATAGCTTGATACATTTGTGCTTCTGCTACTTCTTGAGCTGTAAATTTAGTTGATCTACCCAAATCTCTTGTTTGTTGCATAAGTTGCTTTTCTTGTTGTACTGTAGCCCCCATTATAGCCTTATTTCTTCTAACTTGGTCTTCCAAATTCGCATAAGCTTCAACAGAAGATTTTAATACACTAACTGCTGCACCTGCTCCGATACCTATTCCGACAGTCGCTAATGCTCCTTGAACTCCACTAAAAGAATTTTTTATTTTATTAGTCACACCACCAACTTTATCTTTCAATGTTCCCAATGAACTTCCAGCCTTTTGTGCTACATTAGTAAATTTATCTTTCAATTCAAGCAATGCACTCAATTTATATTCACTCATTTTCTAATCCACCTCCAATCATAAAAAACATAAATAACAACTCTGAATTACTTAATTCCCTTAGACTTTGTAAACTATGTCCACAATTTAAATAATGAGCGACTGTTTTTGCTTTCCAGTCGCCCTTGATTAGTTTTTTATTTCTTCAATCACCTCTTCAACAGTAAATTTTTCATTCCATCCAGCTTTCTTCATAAGTAATTCCGAAATATTTACTATAGTAGATTGACTCAATACTTTTGGCACAACTTCAATTGGATTCATTTGGCAACCCAATTCAGTAATCAATTTTTCATCTTTAAATATTTTCCCTGCAGTATAGATTAATTCACTGTCTTTGTCTGTACTATTACTAGATAAAATATCCAGTATTTCCATTCTGTTCAATACTTCTAATTCTAAAACAGCTCCACTTAATTCTTCAACTTTAACCTTTATTGTGTCTTTTTTTTCTATTTTTTTGCTATTTTCCAGCAACATTTCTACTGTTATATTTTTCATTCCATACCTACCTTTTCTTATTTTATTACATTTTCATATTTAACATCACTAGGAGTAAATCCAAAAGGTATCTCTTCTTCCACAATTTCTCCTCTTGTGAATTTTGCCAATTCAATTGAATCAAACCAAACATTGTCAATCGACACTCTCTCTTCTTGCCCTTTCAAGCTATCTGGATCTTTAATAGATGTGACTATTCTACTTCTTACATCTTTTCCTTTTATCCAATTTTCAAGTATTCTTTTTCCACGAGTATAAACTTTAAATACCGTAATTGTTCCTTCACCTTTCAATCCTGTTATTTTACTATCAACAGAAATCCCCAGTTGTACTTCTTTTCTTTCCGCTGTAATTTTAGCCTCTACGGATTTTAACTCCGCTACTTTTTCATTATCAAGCCACAACTCCCCATAAGCTCCTGTTATTGTTCTGTTTCCTCTTATATTTTCCGACATTTTATCAACTCCTTTTCATTACATTGCCATTGTTAAGCTAAGTGAAGCCATAGTGTCTACAAATCTTACATCTCCAGTTAAATAAACCTCATCACCAGTAGGGTACTGTAAAATTTCTAAATCCGTCATACCGTCTGTTTCCAACCCATCTATAACGATTGCCCTTTTCTGTGCTTCAATATCAATTTCTACTTTATTGTCATAATCTCCATTTAATACATTTGGCGACATTTCTTTAAAATATACTTTTGTTATATTTGAACAAAAATTCATTTTATTATCATAATCACTGATATAATTTCCAATCCAATATTTTTTGAATGTGTCCCTTATATCATCCACAATAAAACACATACCCTCAACAACTTTAATTTTTCTTGTATCTTTTTTCCAAGTACTATCAAATGTAGTTTTAGAATTAACACCATAATTTACCCTAACTGTATCTTCATCCATATATAAACTGAATTTACCAATTTTAGGTTCATAATCTTCAACTTCTTTCAAATCATTCATGATGTGATTATCAGCGCTACGGTTTAATGGCATACCTGCAATAAGCCCTGCAATAGCTGCTGTGTATTCCTGTGCTGTAAAATCTCCATAAATAGACTTATATGTTCCACCATTTGCAAGTTCTACAATAGCTACATGATCTGTTTTATTCGCATAGCTTGATACATATTTTATAGTTTTACCAATTGCGCCAGTATTTCCAAATTGTTGTTTTACCCAATTTACAACCGTTTGGTCTTCTGTTTCTAATGCTTTTGGATAAGCTAACCAGTTGAATTTTCGCATTTCTAAATCCTTTAATACTTTGCTTGTATCTTCTCCACTTTGTATAACTCTGATTAATATTTTAAATGCTCCATAATGCATAGCTAAATTAATATATTTAATATTATCTTTATCCCATTTTTCAGTTTCAACATCGGCTATAGTTTTAAAAGTGTACCATTTTTCAGTAGCTTTTGTATCTTGTAAAATCAAACAAACAGTACCTCTTTCACTTCTTTGAATAGCTGTCGTTGCTAATGTTTTAAATGCAATGCTAATGCTTGGACTCGCATTAATTTGTCCGACTATTGCCATTTTATCACTCTCCTATTTCTTTAATTTCATTTTTAAACTTTTCATTATCTTGTAATTAAATGGAACTCCATTTTTATCAAATAACGATATTTTTTTAAACACTTCTTCACTAATTAAATTATCATTTTCATCAAATAACGGCACTTTTTCCCCTTTTTCATCAAATAATTGTAATTTTTTTAATATTTCATATTCCATCTCTTCAGTGTCAGGATTATTCAACACCTCTTTTATTGTTTCAATACTATTGTCAAAAGTTCTTAAATCAGTCCCATACACATCAAATAAATCTAAATCGAAAATATAATGACCTAAACCATCTACCATTTTTGTATGCTCATTTTTTAAAGTTAAACATCTATCTTTAACTTTTAAAATCTTATTACCTTTAGTTTCAAACATATTATCCAACTCATCAAGTGCTTTATAAACTTCCATTGTATTATTTTCATCATTTTCAGGAATATACACAATATCTACACTAATAAATATCCGCTTTCTATAATTTGCAAAAAATTCATTTTTGTAGTCAATTACTTGGATATAATAGCACGGTTTAGTCAAAGCATTTATATTATCAATTCCAACTTCTTTATCTGTAAAATCGTATATTTTTTTGCTCAGGGCTTTTATAAAATCCATAAATTCCATTATTATTCAAACCCCGCTTTTATTGTTGACCCTATTTCATCTTTAAATATAGGTTCTAATTTATCTATTGTTTTCTTTAACATAAACACACCAGGTACTACTTCACCTGTATCTTTACCAAAATATACTGCTCTATGTCCATATTCAACATGGTTTACATACTCCACATTGTTATAAATCATCTGTTTGAAACTTCCACCATTTTCCCTATGCCAACCCATTCTTAATTGACCAGTATCTGCTGGTGTTTCTTCTTTTACTTCTTTTATTGTTTGTTCAGCAACTTGTTTGAGTGTCATTCCTACTTTTTGTGGAGTATCAGTAGCTAACTTTTCTAATTTTTTTGCCAGTTTTTCCCAGTCACCGCTAAGTTTCATTTTTTTCCACTTCCTCTACCGATATTTCCTGATGTTCCAAAAAATCAGTGTACTTTATAGGTTTATTGGCTTTAAATTTATATTTTATTCCACCTTTACTTACCACCAAAATATCATTCTGCTTTATTTCTACATCATTACTAACAAATATCTTATACGAATTTTTAGAACTATTTATAACTCCACTCTCAGTAGCTCTTAAAATTCCAGCACTCAACTGACACTTAACATTTGTATAAACGACTTCCCAACCCTGAACTGTCAAACCAAATTCAGTCTTTGTTTTTGTATTTCTTCTAACTTCTTCTATCACATCGGTATCAAAAAAATCTTCAAACATCACATACCACCTTTATTTTATAACTCCAAGTTTTCTAAAACGATTCAAACTTTTTCTAAATTCCACATCATCATTTAACTCAGTTACAAATTCAACTTGCCTATCTCCGCTTTTCATAGATTTTATATTTCTATTTTTATCAAAATTATATTTAAAAATATATTTTGTTATAGGAGTTATCAATTCTCTTGGGAAGTCTTCGCGATTCATATAGTTAATACTGTCTTGAACAATGCTCTCAATAGCAAATTTAGTCTTTGCTTCATTTGGTGTTACATCAGAAATAATTTTTATTTTTTCATAAATTTCATCAATTAATTCAGTCATTTCTATTACCTCTTAAAAATAAAAAAGTATGGCGTTTTAACCACACTTTTTTTACTACGCTTCAATTGCAACTAGACCCTTTACTTTGTTATCAAGTATAAAACAGTCATAATAAAATCTACCTAAAAATAAAGTTCCTGAATAATTTTCTGAATCTGTAACTACTCTATATTCAGCTAATTTCACAGGACCAACCGTTGCCGAATTGTGCCCTATTAAACAACCGTAATTTTTAGTTGTAGCTCCACCTACCCCTGTTTTAATTTCCATCCATTTTTTAGTAACTCTTACTATCGGTACTCCGTCAACCATTCCTACTAATCCATTTATTTTTATATTTTGCCCAATATCTGAAGCTTTGATGAAATTGTCATCTTTTTTCAATTTTGTTAAAAATTCAGGTGTAACATAAGCAATCCTGTTTTGAGGTACATCCGCATCATTTAATTTTTCCTGTGCTTCTAAAAATTTGTTGTAGGCGTTGTTAGTCGCAAGTCCTGTTACTGTCTGTGATTTTGTATCACAGGTTTTAAGAATTGTTTCAAATCTATATTTTTCAATTTCAGGAATTACTCTTTCTCTCAATTGTCTTGCCAACACTTCTCCAGCTTTAATTTTTGTCTCGTCTTCGTCCATTTTATCCAAAAGCATTTTAAAAGCTCTATCTTTTGTTAATGTCATTTCTTGGATTGAATTTTGTAAAATGTCCGCATTTCCATAACCTGTATTTCTGTTATAGTCCCTATTATCAACCGTATTAATCGAAGTAACTTTTACAGTTTTAGCACCTACAAAGCTATAATCATTATTTACTATTTTCTGTGATACTGCTTCACTTGTAAATCTTTCATCAATTTTATCTGCAAATAATTCAGTATAAATCATTGCCATATTCTATCATCTCCTTTAAATTAAAAAGAACTAAAAGCCTTATCGAATGCTTCAAGTCCTATATCTTTTTTATCTTTTTCTCCTTCACTTCCACCATTTAAAGAGTTTGGTGTTCCTCCGCTTTGCGTTTTAAGATAACTAGATAAATTCTCAGAAAAAGATTTCACACTATCTTCAATCTCTTCTTGAGTATTTCCAGTAATGCTGCCTAAAAAACTATCAGGGATTTTGTATTTCCCTAATATAGCCTTTTTCATCTCATTAGTTTTCAATGTTGCAAGTTCCGTATTTGAAGTATCAAGTTGTTTTTGAAGTTCAGCAAGGCTCTTATTATACTTCTCTTCTGCAGTAAGATTAGCATTATTGATTCTTGTTTCATACTCTTCAATCGTCTCTCCGTGCTTTCTCTCCAATTCTTTTTTCTCACTTTCAAACTTTTTTCTCTCTCTTGCAATTCTTTCTTTAATCATTTCATCTACTTGTTCCTGTGTAAATGTATTTTCTGACATAATTATCCTCCCATTTAAAGTCTGTCGACTATTTTCTATCCAGATGTTTAATGTCCATCAGTACGACAAATAAAAAGAGCAGTCGTTAAACTACTCTTTTGATTTTTTCTCACTCGAATATAACTCTTTCAATCTTCGTAAAAATGTCAAGGGATTCTCATTTTTAAACTCAGACCGTTTTAATTGTTCAAAAATTCTCTGTCCATTTTCAAATATTCCCCACGCCACTATATTTTTTCTTTTAATTCCTGCAATTCCTTAAAACTTTTATACACTTCATTATCTCTTGTTATTTTCATTTCTCCTATAGTATCCACAGTCCTATCTCTTGATGAAGTTTTGAAATTTCTTCTTTTATATTTTCTTTTTCATATTCTTTGAAAAACTCAGTTAAACTTATTTGTTCACCTAATTCTATAGATTTTTTTAATTCTAAAAATGTAAACTTATACGAATTCAGCTCTATATATTTCTTTACATATTCATCTTTATTTATTTGATTCTCTATTTTTCTTTTCATCAAGTCTCTAAGTTCTTCTCTGTTTTTCATATAATTTTTGTAAAATGTTGTATTTTTAATATCCATGATTAAACCTCCTGTATCTTAAATTTTTCTTTGAAGAAAAATACAACTGTAGAATTCTGTTTCGTTCTTCGTCATTAAGTTTTAAAAGCTCATTAGGGTTTTTAATGTAAATTTCTACCCTTTCCAAATGTTTTTTGACATCATAAATTTCCGAACACAGTTCATGAATATACTTTTCATCAATTGCAGCTAAATATTTCAATTTCAAATTAGTGAACGAACTAAAATCATCATTGCTAAATCCCCACTCGTGATTACTATTTTTAGGATGGTTGTGAGTATACAAAGCGTCTTCAAAGTTAATTTTAGTCATCTTATGACTTGGTATCGAATTTTCATCTCCTTTCAAAATATAAATATCTCCATTTTTAGCTATTACTAACGCATTTTCTTTACTTTTCTTAACGATTTTTTGTTCATATCTTCGCAACAATTCCAGCGGTTCATCTTTATACTCCGTTGCATTAATATTCCCTATATTTCTGTATCTACCACCTTCAACAAAAACAGTACCATTATTATTGATTATACCCTCATTTTCATTATTTTCAAAATCTTCTTTTTCAGCTTCATCAGAAAAAACATCGGAATACTCATAAGGAACAGTTGTACTTCTGCAGTTCGGATGCATCGGCGGATAATTTTCTCCTTCCATTGCATTTTCCGTCTTAAACACCTCACCATTAAGACTAGCACAAGTATGACTTGTTCGACTATCCAATACCGCTAAAAACTCATATTTAACAACTCCAGAATCTTTATACCCCATAAGCGTTGCTTGGTTTTGTATATGAGCAGTTTCAGTTCTTACTAACCTTTCAGCATTTTTATAACTTGTATCAAACTTCTTAGCTATATTTTGCGACATAGTTCTATAGTTAATACCTTTATTCAGCCCAACAATCACTTCATTCTTTATCGCTTTCGCTAAATTATCAATGTTACTCCATATTCTACTTGAATAATTAGCCCCACTCCATTCTTGCTCCAATGCCATTTTTATTGTACTACTACTAATTACACCTTTTTTAAAATTCAAATCCTCAACGAATGATATATAGGTATCTTCGTAAACATCAGCCAATGTATCTGTCACTTTACCTTTTATTTTCTCCCCTGCCTGTATAAGTTCATAGTCAACACCTGCTTTTAAACTGTCCAGTCGACTGATACGGCTTCTATATGCCAAGGTTTCAAGTTCAACTGACATTTTCCTGAACTCAACAGGATTACTTTTTTTCAACTTCTCAATTTCCTCTACATATTTTCCTATATTGTATCGCCATTCTTTATACTCAGTACCACGAAGCAGTTTATTCGCTTGAATCTTATCAACACCTAGTTTTGTCACTTCTTGTTGATATTTAGCGTATAATTGGGCTATTTTATTCTCTATTTCTTTTTTACTCTCTCTAAGTATTTTTACATATTCTTTGTATGCTTCTGTGCCTTTGTTAAATGATAACTCTTCTCGTGCAAGTTGCCTTTTTTCCCAATATTCTTTATTCTTGTTTTTCATCTATTTTTTCCTGTTCATTTTTTAATCCTTTATATTCCAACGGTTGTTCAATTTGATTTTCTTTTTCAATCTTTTTCAATTCCGCTTCAGTATCTTCAATAAAAGGCAACAATGATATTAAACTTTCTTGTGATACAACATTTTGTAAATTTGTTATTACAGTTGAAAGTTCAACCAAATTTTCAGGAGTATTTCTTGTAAATATTTTTTGAACATCTAGCGGTTTCAATGATAACCCAAAATAATCAAAAATTAACTCTAGCCTTTCATTTAATGCTTTTTTAAAGTACATTTCTTTTTGTGCAGTTAGTTGTTCAAGTGCTAACAATTTATACCCTAATGCCACGCCCGAACTATTTCCGGCAAAATTTTCGTCTTGCATATCAGGAATAAAAGAAAATTTATGAATATCCTGGTTCAGTCTATTTTTATTATTTTGAGAATATGTGTCGTTTATATTTTTTACTAGCCAGTTAGCTTCTCCATTTTCTCCTAATAACATCACTTTGTTTTTCTTCAAACTCTCTATATCTTCTTCATCAGTTCCTTGCATATTTGTCAATACTAGGATTGCGTCTGTAAAATCCTTCATATCGTCTAACGATGTCGACACTGCCTCATTATATCCGTCAATTAATGTAATCACTTTTTCAAAATCCCCGAGTTTCCGTTTGTTATTGGCAAATTCAATCAAAGGTACCCTATTAAAACCGTGCATTCTAGTTTCTCCCTGTACCTGAGGTGTCAATATTACTCCTTTGTAATCCATAACAGAAGTAAATGTATTGACAGTTACAGTTTTGTTGTCATAAATCTCCAATATATAGACATAATCATTGTTTTCATTTTTTTCTCTGCTCCAACGAACTGCATATTTAATATTTTTGTCTATTGTATTATCCCTAATGACAAATACATCACGAGGATCTAAGGCTTTAAAGTTTATCGTATTATCTATATTTTTATACCATAACTCATACGACCGCCCAAAAATCGAACAGTTTTCAGCATGCTCATAATTACACTGCTGTTCTTCCTCCGTTGCTAAATATTTTCCAACCATCTCGTACTCATTAGCCAAATTATCTTCCAACAACTTATAATTGATATTTTTCCCAATAAAATAAGCTGTTGCTATCGTAGTTATATACCCTGGAAAATTGTGGATAAGTTTACTATCTGGTTTCTCCTTCAACCTATTAGGTTTTTCCAATATTTTATGTCTACCAATATAATAGTCTTCCAGTTTTTGTAATCTGACTAAATCATTTACTAAAAAATCCCACAATGCTTTCTCCAATATTTTTAATTCCATCATCTCACCCCCAATATATTTTTATTAATTGTCTTCATCCGATTATTTCTCATATAATCCTCAAGTGCATATCTCATGGCATCCATTAAATGATTAAAATCATCTATCGGTTTATTTATTGCTTTTCCAAATTTATCTTTATCCCAAGCATAATTAGATATCTCTGTTAAAAAATTTACACACCTTGGATGGATAAAAATTTTAAAATCTTGAATAAATTGTATTCCAGCATTTATACTATCTTTCCCTTTTTTAGATGCTTTTATCCTAATCAATCCCAAGCTTCTTAAATGTTCTATACTCTTTGGTTCTGCACTATCTGCAACTATTATTTCTTTTCTAAATCCAAGCTTTTCTATATTGTTATAAATAGCTGTATTTTGCATTCCTTTTTGATATATTTCGTCAAAAACATAAATTTCTTTCTGCTCCATGTCCAATATCCCACAAAAAAAAGCAGCAGGGTCATTCGTATATCCAAAATCTAACCCAAATACTGCTTTTGCTTTTTGCCTTTTATTTAAAATTTCTCTCCAATCAAATTCCAACTCTCTCCAATTCTCATAAACAAGCCCTTCAACAATCCCCCAGTTGCCAAGCCCTGCCACCTGATAACGTCTAGGGTTGTTTTTCTTCATATCCTCAAATAGTTTCTTGTCACTGTCGTCAAGCCATTCATTACACATGTAGTTGGTTGTCTTTGCCATTATATTTTCGTCTTCAACATCAAAAAATCTTTTTTTGATCCAGTGCCGTTCGTTCCAAGGGTTAAACGTGAGTGTAATCTGCTTATATAAAGGCTCTTCAACAGTACCTCTTATACTTTCGTCAAGCATATTAAAATCCTGCTCCTTGTTTATCTCATAGGCTTCCTCAATCCACGCCCAGCATAGATTTCCAGTTTCAACTGTTATTGAAGTAACTTTCAACGGATCGTCCACATTTTGTTACGTATATATCGCTTCCATATATACTCTTTATGTTTCCATAAAGTTCAGACTATATCTTAACAAATTCTTTTATTTGTTCTCACCGTTTCGAGCTTGCTTAAGCCCTACTCTACTAACTAAAAAAAAGACCTGCTAAATTGGCAGGTCTTTCTCTGCTTTCGATAGTCGTTGCACGTTATAAATTAACATATTCAAAATAATATTTTTCATTATTTATTAAGGTATATGGTTTTTCTTTAATTAACACATTGCTTATTGTTGTTCTTCCTTTTTTATAAAAAGCCGCACACTCAGTTACCGTTTTAAAAATATTACCGTCATTTAAACATTTAACTTTTCTGCGTCTTGGGTTATACACACCACTTCTGTTTTCCGCAGGTCTGTCGTTTTTTAACGTTTTTAAATATTTATAGTAATATTTTTCTTCCCATCTTAACAGCTCTTCTTTATTTCTGCACTCTTTTGTAAAAACAACTTCCACATCATCATATAATTTTAATTTTTTTTCTGTCATATATCTGTGAATGGCATTTTGAGGTTTCATTCCCAATAATTGTTGTTTATGCTCTTTTAACCTTACAATAGGTCTTGATGTACTTCCAACATAAATTACTTCATTAGTTTCTTTTTCTTTGAACAAATAAACAATATACATATAATTTCCCTCCTATTTATTTCTAGGGTCATTATACACCTTTTTATAATTTTTGTCAATTTATCTTCGCTCATGATTGCCGACGTCTTTACGTTTCGGTTTCCCATGAATTAGATGAGTTTTAAGAGAGCTGTTTTCAGTTTAACCCTCTAAATAATATTTTCTGCCCAGTAGGAATATAAGTTATCTCCAACGGACTTTCTTTGATACTCCAGTAGTCGTTTACTTTAAGCCTGTTTATAGCCCATTTCAAGTCTGTAAAGCAGCTATCCTTTAACGTCCGATAAACTTTTCTTACCACAAGCAAGTTTGCCCCAGGATATTTCATCATTGAATAAATAAAAAATAATGCAGTTGTCTTGCTTTTTTTACTCCCACGACTCCCTTTACAGACTCTGTATCTTCCTTTAAAGTTCCAAAAATCTCTGTATCCTTTTCCGACTAAATCAGGAAGTCTTATCTTTTTACTCTTCAAGTTCGCTCTCACCTACAATCATAACAGGCACAACTCCTTCAACTTCAACTTTATCAGTAAACAGTCTATATCGTTTACCAAGTAGTTCCGCTGCTTTTAACCTGTCTTTTAAATCTACATTTTTAATTATTTTTTCTGTTGCTGATTTCCCAAATCCTCCCACTACTACTTCTTCAGTTACTTCTCCTCTTAGAGTTGCAGTTAAGAACTCCAGTATCTCTTCAGCTTTAGCTATTCTATTATTCGCTTGTTCTTCCATTATCTTTTTTATATATTTAGAAACATTAGTATTCTTTAGTAATTTATCAGCATTTACACCTGCATACTTTTCTTTATATCCAGCCTTTATTGCGGATTCAGTAGCATTTCCACAAGCTACATAATATTCACAAAAAGCCTTTTGTCTAGTATTTAATTTCAATGCTACCACCTCCTTTTTGTAACAAAAAAAGACAGCTTTTAAACTGTCTTGTCCTTATATAAATCAAGGATCCAATAACAAGTACTCAACTCATACTCTTTCATCTTGACATATTATAACATATTAAAAATTATATACAATATCAAAAAAGTATCATTTTTCAATTTAATATATTTTTTATTACATCATCTGAAAATATAACTAGTTGTAACTGTCTAATCATTTTATTTTTATATCTCTTTGCAGTTATAACGCTTATATCTAATTTTTCAGATATATGCTCAAATGTTAAATCATCAAAATACTTCATTTCTATTATATCGTAATATTTATTATTCCTAATTGTACCTAATGCTCTTTCAACCATATTGACAACGTTTTCTATCCTTGTAATTTCTTCCTGTAATTTTTCAATTCTATTTTCAACCTTTTCTAATTCTGATAGATATACTTTACTAGACTGTACATTAACTCCAGTTTCTCTTTTCTGAATTGATATACCCTCTTTTTTCAAATCCTCTATAAGCATATTTTTGGAATCAATAGCACCTTTCAGTAATGCTAATTCGGATAATAATTTTTCTGTCTTTTGAAATGGTGTTAATTGTTTCTCTGTTTTTATTTCTCTGTCAGTTTTCATTTTTTCTATTATTTTATCTGCTATTCTATCTATATCTTTTTCATTCATTTATTTCTATTTTTCCTTTCTGAATATTTACACTCTAATTGCAAAAAATACAATCAAATTTATTGTTGCATAAATTAACATAGTACTTAAAAAACAAAATACTAAAAAATATATCACGCTGTAAATTATATGATTAATTCTAGCTGTATTTTTAAGATTCTTTTTCACTTTTTCAACTAAGACATACAAGTATCTAACTAAAAATATTGTAACTGCCACACTTAAAATTCTTGTTATTATTTCAAGCATTTTAATCCTCCTAAAATTTACATTCTTTAATTTTTTCTCCAACATTCACTAATCTATATTTTGATTGTCCGATTGAATAAGTGTTGTTATTTTCGAAAGTTATATAATAATATACAGATGTTTGTGGTACTGGAATGTACAAGGGACTACTATTTATTTTCCCAGCATATTGATTTGTTATAAAAATTTCTTTTCTTTCGTATTTATCTGTAACTTTATAATTTTCACAATCTGAAATCAATTTTTTATTATTACAACTTCCTAACAATCCTAATATTGCAATTCCTAATAACATTTTCCCCATTTTGATTTCTCCTATTTCTTTTTATACTTGTCTTTATTCAATATTTTTTCAAAACTTGCTTTATTTTCATCTTCCTTGTTCCATAAGCTCCAATTTAATTTTCTCCAGTTTTTTAAATTAAACTGCATTCTATCTTTATTTTTCATATCTCTCCTTTAAACGCCTTAAAATGATTTTTATAAATTTTCTTCAGTTCTTTTATTTGTTCGTCATTCAAATAAATACCCCTCACATCATACTTTCTTTCAAATGCTTCCACTCCAATATCGTGCTTTTCGGTATGGTGTCGTCTACAAAGTGAAATATATCTTCCCTGTCCTCTATCATTCGCATAACCTCCCAAACTTCCAGCCGACTGCCAATGTTCAAAGTCAACTGGAGTTCTATTACATACCGCACAACGTTTATATTTCAACTTTGCATAAATATATTTTCCTTCATTCTGCTGTTTATATAGTATTTGCATTTCTTCCCACATTGCTATATCGTTCTGAAGAAAATAATCAAAAAGAAAATTAGTAAATGCCACAGCTTCAGCATTGCTCATTAATTTAAGTGCCAAGCTAAAAGTATCGTTCAGTTTTATAAACAACATTTGAATCTCGTCAGTTACAAAATCCATTAAATTATTTGTGATTATATTAATTTTGCTTTCTTTCGTATAATTCTTGTCAATTATATCTCCAATTCTGTCTTTTAGCTTGCTCTCCATATTTCTGAAAGGCTCATATCCCTTTATATTCTTGCCACTGTGCCTGATGTAAAGTTTCTTCAAGTCTTCCTTTGCTTTGTATAAAAAATAATCGGAAATGGCAGGCTTTTGCTTGCTAGTCTGCCAATTTATGTCTACACCTTTCAGATGATAAGCGTAGCAGTCTATGAACCAGTAAATTAATTTTTGATTTTCCCTACTCATTCTTTTAGACATTTTCTCTTAGCCTTCCTTCTCTTAATAAATTTAATATCCTTGAACAAATCAACTTTCAATTTCATAAAATGAAAGTCACTATCATCCACTTCTTTTCCTTCTAAAAGTTTTCTTTTAATCCTTGTTATTGTATTCTCTCTCATTTTCCCTCCATAAAAAAATCACAGCTAAATTAATAACTGTGATTTAATAAATTTTTATATTTTCTAATCTTTTTACCTCCTGTACTTTTAAAATATAATACTTTACTTTATCTTTTTCTTTAACTTCTCTCATATCCACAATGAATATATCTTGCGAACTAAGTAAGATTTCTCCAGCATGAAGTTTTTTTAAAAATTCTTGATCCCAAACAGAAACTTTTGTAATTTCATTATTAAAAATTACATCCCATTGCGAATTTCCTTGAAAAGGTACTTTGTATACCTTCAGTTCTATATTTTCTAATAAATTTTCCTGTTCTTCTTCTGCATCTTCAGTTTCTTTTTCTTCTGCAGTCATTACATTCATATCTTCTTTAGATAATTCTAATTCCGCATCTTCATTGTTGAGAAAATATTTTAAATTTTCTCTATCTTTTAATTTTTTTATACTTTTTTTTATTTCTTTGCTTACATCTGGATTTGATAAATATAAATTTACAGTTTCAACATTATAATTATTAACTTCTCCATAATAATTAGTTATATTTCCAGTATCAGGATCTATTTTTTCAAATTTTTTCCCTTTTAAGTCTTTTACTAATTTTATAATCTCTAAATACATTTTTATTATCGTTGCCGCCGATACAACATATCCTGTTATTTTTAAAATTTCAGGAGTTATTGCAGAAAAATCTAAAATAACAGAACCTTTATCTGAAGCTTTGAAATTTAACTTAAAATAAGAATCCTTTGCATTTATTGATGTTATTTTTGCTAAAGTATCGTATGTTCCTTTTAAAAATTCTGACAGTTCTTTTGCATCGATTTCATCAGAACCACCAATTTTGACTTTTAAATCTGCTTTAGTTTCATTATACATTTTCCACATTTTATTTCCTTTCTTCGGAATAATATATTATATCCTGAATTTCAAAAAAAGCAATGCTTTCACAGTTATTATTCAGTTGTCATTGTCCTTTCCTCTCTTAATTCAATCCAATTCTAATATTATGAATGATTTCATCCATATCAGTCTCGTACAATTTTAAAGCTATATTATATAATTTATCCAAATGTCCAAATTTTACAGCATAATCTAATACACTTTTACATTTATCTCCACTTTTAATTTGCTTTAAGTCATAACCTTTTCGCCTAGCTTTCAAATCTATACCATACATTTCTCTAAAAACTGTATACAACTCATTCCATCTGCCACTGAAATTACTTCCTTTGTGCTTTACGACTCTATTTAATATCTTTTGTTTTTGATAAACATCTATATTATCTGTTACACCTGTTATAACTTCTGTTTTATATTCTAACTCCAAAGACATTTTTTCTTTTTCTGCTTCAAGCTTTTCTATTTTTTCAGCTTGTTGATATGCTAAGAAAAGAGCTTCTTTAAAAGACTTTGGTGTGTTATTCATTTTTCTGAAATAATTCTTAACCAATTCTCTTTGAATATTCCAACTTAAATCGTCTTCAAAAGTTTTTACTAACATCAAATATCCGCTCTCTGTAAATATTTGAATTTCTTTAACGTTATTTGGTATGTAATCCTGAATCAGAATTTTTGATTCAGAAATTTTATCCCTTGCAATTAAAAAATAATCTTCTCCTAAAATCAATTTTCTTTTTACATAGTTGAAATTTTGTGTAACTTCTCGAACTTCTCTCTCATGTAATTTTGCAATATCCCAAGCTGTTAAAATTCTTTGTTCTTTAAATTCGTTTGCTGCAATTTCTTTACTTTCAATTTTTATTAATTCATTCATTATACTCTCTCCATCCCTAAAATTTCTTTTAATATATCTCTTTTCCCTCTATAGTAGTCTAACGACTCAAATTTTTCAAAAAATGTACCTTTAAAATCCTGTTTTTCATACCATTTCTTCATAACATCGTAATTTTTTATTGTGAATTCTATTGTTTCAAGAATTTCAATTAAATCTTCGTATTTTAGCATTGTAACATTCTCCTCTTTTTTTACTTAGGTACTATAACTTGTATATACATAAGTTAATAACTTTCTTTTGTTCTCTCGTTCATATTCTTAAGCCACTTCTCATGATGTATTTTCAAAAATTCTTCCTCAGTTGCTTTTACATAATCTGAAATATCCAAAATACAACCTAAAACCTTGTTTTCGTTTAATGTTCTAAAATCAGATAGTGTGAGCAACTTGTCCTCCAAGCTTTGTTTTGACAATACCCCTCTATTGTATTCAACTAAAAATTCATCTAAAAAAGGTATTACTCTACCTCTCGTTTCTTCATCTTCTGCATTTATATAACTAAGATAAAAATGCAATACATCGGATAATTCCTCCAGCACTTTTGATTTATTGAATTTTTCAGTGCTGTTTTTCCAGTAGTTCCATTCACTTTTAAGTTCTTGAGACAATTCCCCAATTTCTGTTATCAATGCAACCTGAATACCTTCGATTGTTCTAATATTAACAGTTTCTTTTTCATCGAACTTCTCATCCAGCATTGCTTGTCTTCTCAGCAATTCCTTTATATCGAATGTTTTTAACGCTTCCATTATTCCTCTAATTCCCTCCACTTCTATTTCTATCCGAGGATTTTTCTTATCCATTCCGCCAACTCGGTCGATTGATTCTTTAAAATATTTTACATTGTCATTTTCAACAATCCCAAGTTCCTGTAAGGCATCGTTAAAAAATTTGTCAATAACAGATGTTACATTTTTTAAATCAGAATTATCATTTTTATAAAAATATTTATACCTAACTTGATAACTTCCTTTTATCTTTTCTTTATTGCTAAGTAGCTTCACTCTGATTAATTCGTGATATGCTTTCTTGACTTCATTAATTTGAAACCTGTTTGCTCTTTGATACCAGTTCATACCAATAAGCGTCTGCTGTTTTTTAGTTATGCTCCAGTAAACTGGCAATTCTAGCTTAATCACTATAAATCACCTCATGCACCTTCAAAATTTTTAGTGGTTCTTCAATTTTCCAAGGGCATTCTATATCAGCAATTAAAGTTGTACCTTTGCTGAAACTATAATATCCTTCTTGCACATCGTTCCAAAACCTATCATCTATAATTTCTGTGTTTCCATATAAGTCCTCGTTGTGATATAATCTCCATCCTTTACGGCTATTGAAATCTATTGCTATAATATTTACCCTTACTTTTTCTTTTATCATTATTTTTTATCCTCCTATCAACATTTTTTCCTTTAGATTTTTGTAACTCAATTTATTCTCTGTTTCTTTTTTTGCGTTATATTCCAACGGAATAAAGTTTTCGTTATTTCTAATTCCAATCATCGCATATGTAAATAATTTTGGCTTTGTTTGTCCGATTAATGGTTGAGAACCTCGAAAATATTCAGGAACACTATATGGATTTTTCATAAATTCCTTGTAGATTTTTTCAAATTCCCAATTCATAAAATTATCAAACTCAGTTTCACTCATATCACAAAGTCTCAACCAACTAGCATAATCAACAACTGCTTGTACTCCTTTGTCTTCAAATGCTATCATTCCAGTTCTTCCAACTTTTTCAATAGCCTTTTTAAGCATTTTTTTTGCTAGAATCAGTTGATTTTTCAAATCTATATCTGAATTTGCATATTTTAAAATCGTTGAAACTTTTGGCAAAAAATCATCATCGTGCTCCTTGACTATTTTTCCAATAGCTCTATTAAATTCTGATACACTAAGCTCTGCTAAACCCATATAATATATATTTACAAGACCGTCAGTTACTCGTGTATTCGGATAATAATCAAGTAACATTCCAAAACCTTCGTTAAATTCTTCCATTGTCATTAGTTTGTACCTCCAAAATATTTTTTTAGACCTTCTGCTGTGACTTTTGGTCTCTCAGATTTTTGCGTAACTCCTTTACCAAATTTTTTAGATCCTGTATTTTCATTTTCTTTGTCGTCATAATTTCCTTCGAGCACTTTTAAGAAATTCGATTTGTTAATAAACCAATCGAACGCTATTTGCCACCCTGTTTTATTATTTCCTTGCAGAAAACTAGATGTGTGTATTTTTTCCATTGACTGTATTACTTCTTCCAACGAATACTCTTTCAGCAAATTATTAATAACTCTCTTTCGTTTTTCAGTTATTTTCAGTTGTGTACCTGACAATTTATACTCATGAGCAATTTTTATCCAGTTATTTTTTATTTCTTCACACACTCGTGAAAATTCATTTTTCACATATGTATTATTTAATATATTATTATTTATAGATGTATTATCTATAGATGAATCTTTGTTATGACATTTTGTCATTTGGTATGATGTCAATTTGTCATTTGGTTCATGACATTTTGTCATTTGGTCGGTGTCAATTTGACATTTGGTGTTTTCAGATGACAAACTGTTATTTGATTTTTTCACTTTATCTTCTTTTTCCTTCACTTCTATTTTCTCATTTACATTATTTAAATATTCTGTTAATTCAAAATATTTTTCTCCAAAAGAAACATATAAAAATCGTCCCTTGATTCCTTTTTTAGATGTTACAAGTTCCTTTTTCAACATCCCTTTTTCAATTAAATTATCTATTTTTCTCACAAGTGTTCTTTCAGATCCTATAACTGGTATCTGTTCAAATAAATAACCATAAGAAATCCACATATACTTATCATTGTTCATAATTTTATATTCAATCTTTTTACTATTACTTGAATAAATATCCGCCAGTACCCTTAAAATCAAACTGTCAGATAAATCCAAATTATTTTTCAGTAATTTTTCCTGAGAATATCCGTTTATTGTATATTTCATTTCTTTCCTCTCCCTATATCTTGTAATTTTCATAACTTTATGCTAAAATAAACACAAAATATAGATTTTTATGAATTTTTGTTAGCACTCTTCGGAGTGCTTTTTTGTTAATTAAATTTTACCAGTCTCAATCTTTTCTGATCCCTTATTATGAAATATCCTTGACTGTTAAAGTATATTTCATTTACTGTCGTTCTTTTTGTTCTGGAATCAAATAATAATATACTTGCTCTCGTTACTTTTCCGTGTCTCTTGCTAATTCTCTTAATCTTTTCTCTATTCCCTGTTTCTTCTAAGATGTATAAATTTTCATATCTTAGACATTTTCCTAAAAATTCTTTAAACATTTTTTTCTCCTTGAAGTTCTTTTAGATTTGTGATATATTGCCTTTGTTATCAATATTTTAAAAAAATTTAAACATTATATATTTTCAAAACTTAGCAGGCAAGAAAATATATAGCTTGGAAAGGAGAACTAAGATGTATTTTCTAGATAAAGAATTAAACCAAAAAATCCCTATGATAAAGGTAAGATCTACCAACATTTTGTTCATTGGTTATTTTAATTTAAAGTTATACGTCCGTTTCAAAAAATCAGAATTTGTATATAGGTACAGCAACATTAATCAAACTCTTTACAATGAATTGAAAAACGCTGAATCTAAAGGAAGTTTTCTTTCGCAGAAAGTAAAAAAATTTCCAAGAAAACACCCATACAAAAAACTAAAAGGGATTATTCATGTTCAATAACTAAATTTACTACATTTTAAAAATACTTAAATATTAGAATTTTAAAATAAAATACGATATAATTCCTAAAATGATTAATATACTCACTATAACTATTTTGTAAATATTTACAAAGAAAAACTTCTTAAATCTTACAAGTATATGAAACAGCAATATATTAATCCAAAATTCAGCCACTATGGATATAATCTTTATCCATAGTTTTTTTATTTTCATCTCACACCTCCTCTCTCAACATTTTTCTATAATTTGTTTTGCTTTCCTATCATTATTAAAATAATTACATCTTTAATGAAAGGAGTAATTATTATGGAAAATAATGATGAGAAATTAAAAGAAATTATTGAATTGTTAAGAAAAATTATTAACGCAAAAAAAAACAATTAGTTCCGATTTAATCGTAATTATTAGTTAAAAATTTAACCCTAAATCAATTTTCAATTCACGTTGAATATCTATTAAAAAATCTAATTTAGGGAAATTACCATTCGCTAATCTCATCATATTATCAGAGAAAGTTTGTGGAGTCATATTTATTTTGCTAGCTATAACTTTCTGTGATAACTTTTCTCTTTTAAGAGTAATATTTATTTTTGAATAAATATCTGTTGCTATTTTTTTCTTTTCTTTCATTTCTACTCACCTCTAATTTATTTTATCCGATAAAATCGGAAATGTCAAGTTATTTTTTAAAGAAATATTTTTTCATTCTTTTTTAATAAAAAAAGAGCCTTTTTTAAAGCTCTTAAAAAATACTTTATTTCCCTTCTTTCAAATCAATTCTTACATTTTTGTAATTATGTTTTTGTAATAAACTTAATAAATTACTTCCATTTATTAAAGTCAAAGGTTTATCTTTAACAAATTCATAGGAATCAGCTCCAAAATCTGAAGTAGTAACTAGAATTCCTTTTGTAGCACCTTCGTTATGAACTGTTCCATATAAATCCCGAACTGCTGATATTCCTACTAAATTGTTATATCTTTTTGCTTGTATGATGTATTTTCCACCTTTAATTGGATTAGGATCAAACATTACTGCATCAACTCCACCATCTCTGCTTGCTTGTGTAGTTTTTACTTCTACTCCATCATTTTCAAATTCTTTTTGAAACAATTCTCTTATTAAGTATTCAAAATCTTTCCAATCCATATTTGCTATATTTATCCCCTCTATTTTATCACCTATTCCAACATTATCAATAAATCTTTTATCTTCTGTATTTATATTCAATATTGGAGCAACAGGAATTAAATCATTTAAATTAGATTTTGAAATACCTTTTAATTTTCTAAAACAAGTTTTATAGTCAACTTGCTTTAAATTTATAACATCAAAATCTTCTTTTTTAGTTTGTATACTTAATAAACAAAAACTTTGTTCATTTCCAGTTGCTTTATTTATATTTTCTATCCAACCATTAAATACTATTGATTTAACACTATCATTTTCAATTTTTGAATATAAAACTTCTACAATTTTTAAAACTAATCCATACAATAATTCATTATACACTTTTTCTTTTTGTTTCTCAGTTATATACGTTTCATTAAATTCATCTCGTGATTTTACATAAGTCATATTTTTTAAATCTGGTATCACATCTATATTTGGCAGAACATAATCTAGTATTAGTATTTTACTTAATTCGTTGTACTCTAAATCATAATCTCCTTCCAAACCTTCGTATGGAAACTCTATCGCATCTAAGACTAATTCAAAATATTCTTCAACCGCCTCTTTTTTGTTTTTATTATATCTATTATTTAATTCTTCTATACTTTTATTGTATTTTTCACGTTCATCATAAAAACTAATTTTTCTATTTTCCCAAATTTTTAATTCTTCGTTAAAGGCTTTTAAATTTTCTTCATTTGCAGCTTTAGCTCCTTCACATTTCACTTTCCATTCTTTCAATTCATTTTCATATTGTATTTTTTTCTTTTTCTTAATTGAAGGAATTATTTTTGACATAAAAGTTTCTTTGTATTCTGGTTTAGGAAATACAATTTTAACAGATATTTCTGGACGTTCTTCATCAAATGTATCTTCTCTAATCTGATCCAACAAACTAATTTTATTTTTTATATGTATATGATTAGCTATTTTAAAAAAAGTATTACGTTGATTTTCAGCATTTTCTTTCGTTGTCTTAGCATAATTTTGATTACTTTCTACATATTCTTTCTGTAATTGTTTTTGATATTCTTTTTCGGCTTTTACTTGTTCCCTTTTCATTGCATTTAATTTTTGAATCCGTTCTCTTTCTGCACGTTTTCTACTTCTTTCCGCCTCACGTGCAGCCTGTTTTAAAATAGTAGTAAAACTTTTTCCACGTCTTGCCATATTATACCTTTCTTTTATAATTCATCTATTTTTTCTTTTACTTCTTTAATTAACCCTTCAACTTGTTTATAATTCCCATTTTTTAAACTTAAATATTCCACTTTTTCAGTTATAAGAGTTAAAATACTTTTTTGTTCTTCAACTTCTACTAATTTTAAAAGTTCCAAAAGTCCATCTAAAAATTCATCACTATGATCACCTAATAATTTTTTCCCAATATCTTTAGGTAACATACTAGCGAATATTTGTTCTCTTTCTTTTTTATTTAAGCCTAATGCTTTAGATAATGTATCTACAGTAGTAATTGTAGACTTATTTTTCCCTGTTTCAATATCTCCTATCGTTCCTCTTCCTAATCCTGCTTTAACTGCAAGTTCAGCAATTGTTAAATTTCTACTTTCTCTTAATTTTTTCAAAGTTATACCTAAAGTTTCCATAATCTTCTCCATTCTATAAGGCTCTTTAATATATTATACTTTATTTTTTTTAAAAAAATCAAAAATAACTTGACATTTCCGATTTTATCGGATATAATGTGTTTGTAAGATAAATAAAAAGGCTCTTTAATTTTTTTTACAACATCAATCCGATTTAAACGGATAATATAATAGGAGATGATAAAAATGAGTTTTAGTGAAGGATTAAAATTTGCAGAACAAGCAGAAAGAGCAAGAGACTTAGCTTGGGATCGTTTATGCGAAGAGGAAGACAAAGCGATAGAAGAATACAACGATTTCTGCAATCATTTAGAAAATGAATTTAAAGAATTTAAATCAAAATATGAAAATCAATTGCGATATATTTCGTTAGAAGAACTGCACGATTTCATAGTTTGCAGATATGAGGAAAAAGACTTTAATTTTGAACCGTTCGAAAGCCTTGTATTAGACTATATAGAAACTGCAAAAGCTTGGGAAGACTGGGAAAAGAAAAATCCTGATTACACAGATGAGCAAGAGGAAGAGTTTGACGTCGAGTATAAAAAGATACGTGATGAAATGGCTGCTATTTTGTATAAAAATAAGATTTAGGAGAAATGTAATGGACAAAATGTGTGAACTTGCAAAAGCTATAAGCGACTTGAAACTTACAAGGAACGAAATAAGGAAAGGGTTAAGCGGGTTTGAGGTTTTAACAATTTCTAAAAGATGTAAGACAACAGTAAATGAAACTTGTGAACTTATAGAACGTCTTTTAGAGGACAATATAAATATAAAATTTTTAAAAAATAAGGAAGCAAAGAAAAATAATTATAGAATAGAGGTAGAGAGATGAAATTTGAAGTATTAGAAATGGTAAACGAAAACAACAAAAAGGCTTTGAGAGAAAAAGAAGCGAAGAAATTAAAGAACAGAATCAAGAAATTGTTTAAAAAGTAAGGAGATGAACTATATGAAATTTTTTAAAAAATTTTGGGAAAAAATAAGACCAAAAACATATTTTGATTTATTGGTCTTGAACATGATTGCTTTGATATTGGTAATTATAAAATTATTGCTTAAATAATGCGATTAAAGATATTACAGTGCTTATTACAGATAAAATTAATGTTATTTGAAACTGTTTGGAGTTTCCGATTTCTTT